ATACGCTCACGGACTAGCGCTTTCAGAGTCATGGGCTCAACCTTCATCTTTTGTGTCGGTTGCAACCCTTGACTCTTCGCAAGTTCAGCGTAAGACGCTGCCTTGTTATCCTCGTTACGACCAAATGATACCAAGATCTCGTTCTTAATAATATCACCTAGCCCATTGTTACGAAGCCAGTTAAACGCCGATTCTTTATTTGCTTCTGTAATAGTAGCACGATACGACGTTGAAACTTTTAGATGTGAACCATCCTCAAGTTTTAATTCTGCTAAACCCATCTCTGACATCATAGTTGGTATGATATCGCCAGATACTTTTTGTATCTCTGATTTAGTATTTTTTATATTCTCTTCTTGAAGTTCTAATCTCTTTTGTAGATCTTCTAACTTCTCTACCTGATCTGCAAGTGACTGGATGTTACCAGTTTTTTTCATTGCATCTTGTTGATCTTTTTCAAAATCTATTGACATGAAACCTCCAAATCTATTCTTAATTTTGGACACTCTTCAAAGAGAGTTCTTAAATTATCCTCGTTATATCTCTCATGAAAATCTATTATTCCATTATCAATAACCATTCCGTTAGGTACATTGACTAATTTTTTAACACGATAAATGCCATTTTGTTCGGCTTCTATCATTTCTATTTTTCTACTGCTCATCTATTTCTCCTTTCTCGTATAGATTAATCTCAATAGGATAGTATTGTCTTTCTTGTTTATCCCATTTTAATATATTAAATTTACCATTTGTAATATCAGACACTATAGAACACGCAACACCTATAAGTGCAGGGTCACCTGTTAATAATAAATAATCTTTCTCTTTAAAATCTTTTAATCCTTTTCTTAATTTATAAATCAAAGGACCAGGAGAAAAAATCATTTGCGAAAACTCAGATAATAAAAATTTAAAGTCACCATATTTTTGTGCACCTACAATATTTATTTTAGGTGTTCCAGCTTGGCTACCTGCAATTTGTTGTATAACGTAAACTATTCTTTCTGACATTATGACTTGACATATAATGTATCCAGGATTATATGTCAACCCTAGAAAGAAGAAAATTATGAAATATAAATTTAAAACAAAACCATACAAGCATCAAATGACTGCTTTAGAAAAGTCATGGAACAAAGAAAACTTTGCATACTTTATGGAAATGGGTACGGGTAAAACAAAAGTGCTAATAGATAATCTAGCTATGCTTTATGACAAAGGCAAAGTAGATGGTGCTTTAATCGTTGCACCAAAAGGTGTTGTTAAAACCTGGTACGAGCAAGAACTACCTACACATTTACCAAATCATATAGAGAATGTAACTGTGTTGTGGCAACCAAATATAACAAAAACACAACAAGAAAAATTAGAAAGTTTGTTCGAGATAGATACAGCTCTTCATATTTTAATTATGAACGTAGAAGCATTTAGTACAGATAAGGGCGTTAAGTTTGCATCTAAATTTTTAAACTCACATAAAACTTTGATGGCTGTTGATGAGTCAACAACAATAAAAACACCTACTGCTAAGAGAACTAAAAATATAATAGATCTTGGCAAGTTTGCAAAGTACAGACGTATAATGACAGGGTCGCCTATCACAAAAAACCCTTTGGATTTGTATACGCAGTGCGAGTTCCTTGATCCGTATTTACTAGACTTTGCTTCTTATTATAGTTTTCGTAATAGATACGCAGAAATGAAAACAATGCATCTTAGAGGTAGATCTATACAGGTCGTAAGTGAATTTAAAAACCTTGGAGAGTTGTCAGAGACAGTAAAAACTTTTTCTGAAAGGATATTGAAAGAGGATTGTCTTGATCTGCCACCAAAGATATTTATGAAACGTCATGTTGCTTTGACAGCTGACCAAAAAAGAATATACAATCAAATGAAAGAACAGGCTCTTGCTATCTTAAATGGTAAGATGACTACAACGATGACAGTGTTAACTCAATTAATGAGATTACATCAGATAACTTGTGGACATTTTACTGCTGATGATGGTTCAACACAGCCTGTTGATAGCAACAGATTAAATGAACTTATGTCAATACTAGATGAGACAGAAGGTAAAGCAATCATCTGGGCCAACTATCAATTGAGTGTTGGTGAGATAATACAGAGAATAGTAAAAGAGTATGGAGAAGATTCTTACGTTCACTATTATGGTTTGACATCACAAGAAGATAGACAGGATAACATACGTAAATTTCAAAACGATCCTAATTGTAGATTTATAATTGGAACACCACAGACAGGTGGTTATGGTATCACACTGACCCAAGCACATACGGTTATATATTATTCTAATAGTTACGATCTAGAAAAACGTTTACAATCAGAGGATAGAGCGCATAGAATAGGACAAAAGAAAACTGTCACATATATAGATCTTATTGCAGAAGATACTGTTGATGAAAAAATTGTAAAAGCTTTACGAGATAAAATAAATATAGCTTCTGAAGTTATGGGTGAAGAATTAAAAGATTGGATCTAAACTAGATCTTTAGCTTTTCCCATTATTGGTTTGTACTTAGTCTTACCTTCTGATTTATATGCATGTAAAAAACTAGCTCTCGGTGTTCCTTCAACCCACGAGCAATGTATCCACCCCGAGTTGGGTTCACCTGGAGTATAGAACTCGAGTATCAATTGATCTGGTGAAAGATTATCTTTGATCCAATCAAATAATTCTGCATTGTCTACACCAATACATTCGAAGTCCGCCGCTTCAGCTTTTGCATGCTGCGATCTAGCCGAGCTGCCGATGGCTTCACACAATGCTACGCTACGGAATCCGCTAGTTATTTTTACTCTGCCGAAGTGGTCACGAACTGGCTGTAAAATATTTTCACACAATGCTTTTAATTTTTCTACTTGATCTGCATTAGGATTGTTATCAATACCTTTACGTATTGCTGTGTCTGATTTGGTTAACTCTTGAAGAGTAAAATTACGTGAGAGATTCATGTTAGAACCATCCTTTATCTAAAACTTTTTCTAGCAACAGAAGTGATACTGCCCCTACAGTACCCAATAACACCCAATAGATCTTGTCTATCTTACCACCCAAATCGTGAACACCTTCGTGCATATGTTTTACGTCTTTTTTTAATCCAGTAATATATCCATAGATAGCAAGTAAATGCTCTCTTGTATTCTTGGGTCTAATTTTATCTCCGTTTGGCATTATATCGTCCTCTTGCTTGCAATAACTTTTTCTTCTGGAGATAGTAAAGCTTCTTGTGTACGTGTCAAGTTAGTATTTGGGTTAACAACTTTAGCTGTTTGCACTATGGGTTGTGGTGTAACCGGTAGTGGTGGTGTTTGAATGCTGCTTTCATAATCATTTGTAAAACCTTGTATTTTTTCTTTTATAAACGGTGTAACTTTTCTTAATGTTTCTTTTATAAAACCTTCATCTCTCACTGGATTACCATTGTCATCTATTAATATATTTCCTTTTTTATCTAATTTATAATCAAATTTTTCTGGGTCGTATTCATTACCTGGTTCAAAAAATGGTCTAAAATTATTTCTTATTTTAACCCCATCTAACTCTAGTTTTGGAAATACTACATGTCTGTTTAAATAATAAACAGAGTTTTCATCTTCCATTGCTCTTAATTCTTTTTCTATAGTTTTTACTTTTGTATTAAATCTTTTTTCAGAATAGTTTACTGGTGTAAATATACCTAACATAATATTGTTAGCTAATTTTTTACTTACACCTGATTCTATCATTATCTTTTTAATTGTGAACGGATCTAAATCTAATTGTTGTAAATCTTTTGTAATGATGTGCATTTTCTTTTGTATTCTAAAAGCTTCCTCTTGCATATCTTCAAATGTTTTTACTAAATCAGATGGTGTGTACTGAGCATAATTGTCAATATTATAAAATTTTTCGTTTTCATCGACAGCTCTTAATAACCTGTTCATGTTTGATGAAGCGTATTTTAAATCTTTTTTAACATCGATTCTTATAATCCTAGTACCAGTAAACAATGCTAATAGTTCATCTTTTAAGTTAAGTGGTTTACCACCTTTTGTTAGATCTTTACCTAGCGCTCCTGCAATATTGTCAGCGTTTACAAACACACCTGGTTTGACACCGTCTAAAATGTATGCAAATGATTTTACAAATTTATCTGGTAAATTATCAGAATCTGAAAATACTGTACCACCTTGATCTTTTCTACCATTTCTGACTGTTACGTCTAGCACTCTGTCATAACCAATAGGTTCTGTTATAAATGGATTCAATAAAGTCATTACAGGTCCATCCTCTGCAAACATAAGAGATAATACAAAAGCATCAGTTTCTGCTGGATTTAACTTTTGTGCAGCCGCCGCGTTCATTGCGGCTTCTAATGGTGCAAATAAAGTGTCGTATGGTGAAAAATATGAAAAGTTAATTGCTGCAGACTCACCGTTCTTCCAGCCTTCTACCGGTAATAGACTCGCGTTTTTATCCCAAGGGGCCGCAGCTGAACGTTTGTAAGCATCCCACTGTGCATCAGTAGAGTTAGTTAAGAATTGAGCTATTTGAACAAGTCCAGTTCCTGCTGCATAACTTGTCATAAAAGCACCTAACGCTCTTCTTATACCCATTTGTCTTATAACTGCATTACTACTAGACATCTCTTTTAATGCTGTAGCTGTAATATTTGTACCTGTTCTAAGTATCTCTGCTGGGAAAGATATGAAAGTACCTAAAGGTAGCTTTCTTAAAGTTTGAATTGCCGGTGGCACTTTACTGTATGTTGGATATGTATTTCTTATTAACCATGCAGATGCATCGTCTAAATGATCATCCATTGTTTTTTTAGTGCCGGTTACTATATTGTTTTCTACAAACTCTTCACCCATATCTCTGTACCATGCTTTTACATCATCAACATTTTTTAAAGCCATATTAAGTTGTGATTTAGAGTAATGATAACCAAACCATTTCCACAAGTTATCACCCCCTGCATATAATCTTGCAACTTTATCTGTGGGTGCCATTTTTATTAATTTATCAAACAAATCATCTGAAGTGCTAATCGTACCATCTTTTAATTGATTCATTATCGCTTTTAATTCTGATGCTACAACGTTTTCATCCCACACACCAAGACGAACTAATTTTTCTACTTGATTGTTAAATTCAACCTCATCTATATTTTTCTGCCCTGCTTTAAAAATGTCATCCAATACAATTTTCATTGCATTTGTTACACTTGCTTTACCACCAATGTGACCATTCATTAGTGCAAAGAACGCAGCTGATGTTACGTTTCTAACTTGTGTTTGTGGTGAGTATAAAGTTTTACCAACTTGCACTAAAACTTTACCTTGCATAATTTGTCTGTAGATAGGTAATGTTAACAAGTCGTCTAGTGTACCACCTATACCTTGTATTGCTTTTGCAAACTCTGGATCTGCATAAAGTTTAGTCAGATTAGATTTCATGTGTGGACCGAGTCTAGGCATCTTTGCTATTAATTGAGCATCTAGTTTACGAGCGTTTCTTGCTTCTTCTAAACTTTTATACAGCCATCCGTTTTTTAAACCTGAATTAGCTATAAAATCAGCTGCTTTTTTATTTGCAAGTGCAGATATCATTTCGCTGGTTGTAAAAGATACGCTTGATCTTAAATTTTTTTCTGGTCCTAATAATTTTTGTATAACGTCAGGCAGCTCTTCTCCTGTTTTTAGAAATTTATAATTTTTAAAGTTTACCATTTTACCAATTTCTTTTAATTGTTGTAATGGGTTTTTACCTTCTGCTCTACCCGCACGTAAAATAGATTCAACCAACATTTTTGCAGATTCTTTATATGAGTCTTCTAAACTCTTACTTCCAAATTGTGCTTCTGCATTTAATCTAGATGTTTTGTCTTTTTTAATAACATTTTTAGCAACCCAATCTACAGCTTTGTTATATACAGCTTGGTCTGGTGCATAATTAGGATTTGTAAATGTTGAAAAAGATTTTATTAAATAATTTTGTACTTTATTTATTTCTACATTTTCTAAATCTTTTGTAATCTTGTCACCCTCTTTACCTTTTGGTAACATTTTTTTAAAATCTGTCATCGTATTTTTAATTTCTTGTTTTAAATCTTTGGCTAGTGGTGCTAACTCTTTTGGTAGATCACTTTCTTTTAATTGATTTCGTAAAAAAGAATCTACCTGATCTAAATAATGTTTTTGTAATGCAGGTGATACGGTATTTGAATTGTATTGATTTTCAAATTTTTTAGCTAAGTTGTATGCTTTGTTGTCTAAACCTTCTAATGTTCTATCCATTTTTCTAGCTCTACCTTTTATAAACAACATAACTTTTTCTGATACACCCTCTATATCTTTCGGCATTTTACCAAAAGATCTAAATTTAGATAAGATGTCGTCTAATCTTCTAATCACCCTTTCTTCTCGAAGAGGTGATTCTATTGAACGTAATCTCCAATCTTCAAATTTAGGTAGTTGTCTTACAATTTTGCCCGAGAATGCAGATACAATACTAGGTGCTAAAAATTTTGTAAGTGTATAATCTGTTGCTGTTCTAATACCTTTTGCTGTTTTTCTTACAACGGGAGCTACCGCATCTCTTGACGCTAAATAACTTATTGGTTTAAAGACCACATTATCTACACCTTTTGCACCAATGCTAGCTGTTGTTTTTACAAATGGTGCAAGACCATATTTATAACCCAACTGTGTAGCTTTACCTATAAGAGGAAAACCACCTCCAACAGCCACACCCTCAGCGCCATATTTAACTTTATTTCTAAATCTAGCTGCAGCTTTTTCTTTACCGGTTAAACCTTCTGTTGATTCTGGTTGAAAGAAAAAAGATTCTCTTCCTGGTTCTGATGCTATAAAATCCGTAGCTCCAACAACAGTCATTCCTTCAATTGCCCTTGTAGCAATAGTGCTGACTTTGTTTTTACCTAACATTTTAGTTGTTAGTTTTTTAATCTGACCTAGTGTTTTGGTTCTAGTTAAAACTTTTTGTATGATACCACCAGGTATTGCAAACTGTGTCATCAAACCAACAAGATCACCTCTCCATGTTTCAGGTCTTTCCGGTTCTTTGTCTTTCATCATCTCGTCAAAACCCTCTAAAAAGTCTGTACCAAATGCATAATCAAGACCGGTAAACAAAGTGTCTTTTACTCCATACTCTAAATCATAGGCACCGCTATCTATACCTTTTCTTATTTCATCAAATATAGATATATAATCTTTCTCTTCAGGATCTTGTAAAAGCTGTAGTACATCTACAGGTTTACCTTCTTTTTTACTTAAAACTGTATTTAAAAATAATCTAAGATTAGGAGAACCCTCTGTAATAAATCTAGGTAAACTTCTATCTTCTTTTTGAAATGGGTTTAAAGGTTTAAGATATTTTACAGGTTTTTTAGGTTCTGTCATTCTCTCTAAAGATTTTAGAAAGGATGTTTGAAATTCGTCTAAGTTTCTTATCTCACCTTGAGGTGTTTTACTATCCTCTTCAAGAGCTTTATCTTTTTTGTATCTTTCAAGAGCAGTGTCGGCCATTTTATGCCTCCTGCGGCAATACTAAATTTACGCTATATTTTTGATTAAATAAATCTACATCTGATTGTGTTGAGATAGTTGCAAAATCTTCCAAAGCTTCTGGACTAGCTGAAATTAATCTAACTATATCGTCACCTATTTCTTTTGGTAACCTAGCTCTTAATTGATCATAACTGATTGGCATTTCTTGAATTTTTGTAGGTTCTGGTGTAGTGGCAGTTTCTGTAACTCTGTTAGCTCCCATGTCTTCTCCACCACCCATTACTCCACCTCCTACTCGATACCCTGCTCTACCGCCTTCTGCAAATGATGTTTTAGCTCCTTGTATAATCGTTTGGAACTCAGCTATTGCATCAATGTATAGTTGTTTGTCTTGCATTCCTTTTGGATATTTTTCTCTGTCTTTTGAAAGTTCTTGCATAATAGATGCTACAAGACCATCGACTATCGTGTCGTTTTTTAATAAAGCTTCTGCATTAGGATTATTCTTTCTTAAAAAATCTAAACTTTCAGATGATTGTCTTAATTCTAACATAAGAGCATCTTTAGCATCTTGGTTAAAGTTAGGTGTACCCTCTTCAGGTAAAGCACTAAGATCTTTTTTTAGTCTTGCTATGTTTGAAACTTCTTCTTTTATTTTTTTAGATATTTCTAATTGTGAATATGTTTTAGCTCCACCTTCATTACCTGCTGCTTCTGCTGCAACATCTAGATTACCTTGTAATAATGTTTTAAATAAATCAGCCTCTGCTGCCTGTTTTGTTAATCTTCTATCATCAATGTCTTTAAATAACTGTGCTGTTGGTTCTTTGGCTGCTCTTGCACCTGTGCTTAACAGACCTGTAAAACCTGATCCTGAAGGTGGTGTTGACATAAGATTAAGACCGAAGTCCATTAAAAATCTATTCAAAGCCTCACCTTTTGGTCTTTCTAAATATGGTTTATATGCAGCCAAATTTTCAGGAGTAATTTGAGCTCGTGTATCTGCTAAAACTTTTGCCATGTCTACACTTTGAGAATATTTACCTGGTCCATCTACCAAACCTCTTTTAGGTGTGTCCAATCCTGATGTGATACCAGAATTTGTAGAACCACCCATTCTAAACATCGGTCTTTTTAATGTTCTATTCATATTATTTTTTTAACGCGCCGTAAATTCCTGCTCCTGTTGCCGCTGCACCTAATGCAGTTTGTAAGAACGTTGGGTCAGGTACTTGTGATTGTTGTGTTCCTGATCCTCCCATACCACCCATGATACCTGTAACAAGATTACCATAGTTTTGTAATTGTTCTTGTGGTTGATAGGCAGCCATTTGATTAGCTGCTCTAGTTGCATCTAGGCCCGCTTGTGTTTGCGCTTGATTCAATGCGCCCAATGAACCTAACGTTGAAATGTCTCCTCTTTGTAATCCAGGTAATGCTGATGCTAATCCCATTTGGTTTTGAAAATTTTGTTGTGCTGCTGCCTGTGATTGACCAAAACCTTGTTGTAATAGATTTGCTTCTAATAATGCTCTGTTTCTATCAGATGCTGCATCATACTCTGCTAGTTGCACACCTTCTCTGCCACCACCAAAAGCTCCTGCCGCTACTGCCTGATCTCTGGTTGCCTGTCTATTCATAGCTGCCTGTCTATCAAACTCAGATAAACTTGTATCGATAACCTGTTGTTGATAAGGCGACATGAATTGTTGAAACGCCTGTGGACCTGTTGATGCCTGCGCTTCAGTTAAAAATGGTTGGAAAGAACCTATACCTTGTGTTGCTAAATTTTGTGCTTGTGTTTGTAATGCATCTTGTGCAGCAACTTGTGGTGCAAGTCCCGCTAAACTTTCTTTTCTTGTTGTAAATGCTCTTGCAGCATCTTGTCTTGCTTTAAATCCTGCTGCTGTTTCACCTGGTTGTTGTGATATACCTGTAACACCTGTTGATACAACCGGTACACCTGTTAAGGCAACGGCCTGTTTGGCAAGGTCTTTTCCTAGATCTTCTACAAAGGGTGCTGGTCGTGATATTACGGTTTCCGTAGCCATTATAATACTTCCTCTAATCGTTGTGATGTTTTAAACATTTCTTTAGCGCCATCTAATCCTTGCGATTCCTCTGATACTTCACCTCCGGATTCGAGGTTTTTCATCATGTTATACATAACTTCTGCTCCTTTGTCTATATCTCCCTCACCTGCGTTTCTTACAGCATCAGCCGTAAATACAAATTCATTCTTGGATAGTCTAGCAGGCACATCGTCAGCCCTTTCCATTCTACCCATGTCCACAAAACCACCTGTCTCTCTGTAGTCTTTTTCCTGACCATCCATGTCTATCAATGGCATGGTCTTTTTGGCTACCGGTTCTGCATCTCCACCTTCTTGATAACCTAATCTCATCAGACCACCATCAGCGGCAAATCTAGGTGCTAAAAAATTAAAAGGTCTGTTTCTTATATCAGCTATATCGATTCTATTTTTTGCGTAGTAGTCATCCAGATCAGGTCCTTCTTCGTCGTCTTTACCTACACCTAATAGATCTAAAGCAAAAGGTAAACCAAGACCTAAAGTAAGACCTTTACCCAAAGAGAATTCACCACCAGTTCCTAGGATACCTGAAAAAGGTGTAAAGTCTCGTGCTCTTTCACCAAAGAATTTTTTTCCACCAAATAAAATATTTTTTGCACCTTCTTTACTAAATATTCCTCCTAATTTACTTCCTGAAATAAAGCTTTTAGGACTCATAAAACCTTTAAACATTCCTCCTAAACCTGATCCACCTGCCAAATTACCAAGTGCACCTGCACCTGCATATAACAATGCAGCTTTACCTATCGGTGACTTAATAACTTTCTTGACAGCTCTTTTTGCTTTCTTAACAAGTTTACCTAAGAAATACATCTGTCTTCCTGTTTCAAGGTCCATGATCCCACCTTCGGTAGTATCTCTCATCATACCACCGTCCATGGCACCTGCACGTCCACCGTCTGCAAGACCTGTAAAATCAAATATAGAACCAGCAAATCTTGGTGCTAATCCACCTAGCCCGCTATTTGGAACATTGGTAATTGCGTTTTGTTGATTTTTTAATGCTGCGTTTTGTTTTTCTAATTCTAATAATCTTCTCTCATATTCAGACATGACGTTGTCTCCTCCACCTTCATTTGGTTTTGGTTTAAATGTTTTTCTTATTGGATCATATATTAAATTATTTTCTTTTGCATATCTGTTTGGTTGAAAATCTTTTGTCATCTGACTTGTGGTTGTTTTAGATAAATCTAAACCAGCGGCTTTGTCATATAAATCTGCAAGTTCTGTCATCTTACCTGAGTAAGGTTCTTTGTTTGAAAAAAAACCACCTAAAAGATTACCTATGCTGGCTGCTCCTTGAACTATTCCTGAAGGCACATTTGTTTGTATTGGAGTAAAAAAATCTGGTTGGTAATTAAATTTTTCTTTTGCACTTCCTTCTTTAGGAGAATATTCTTCAAACTGTGCACCAATAAGATCTCCTTTATTACCAAATGTACTACCACCTAATACCGCCTCTTTTACCATGTCACCATAAGTAGCGTTAGGATCACCATACATTTCCATTTCTTTAATACTTCTGGTTAGATTGATATCAGGGTTTTTTATATTAAAACCTGCTCTGATTTTTTTATCAAGGTTTGAAAGAATACTTCTTTGTTTTTTCTTTCTTTTATTTAAATTATAATCTTCAAAATATTTTTTGATTGTTTTTTTCTTTTTTTCTTTTTTTTCTTTTTCTTTTCTTTCTTTTTCTCTTCTAGCATTATCTGCTTTAACTTTATCTTCAAATTCTTGTCTTGATCTTCTATAATCATCTCCTGTAACAGACCCGTCTCCACCACCATAGCCACCTTTTGGTCCACCTTGATAACCACCTGAAAGACCTGTGTTAGAACCTTTACCACCTTGCTTTCCATCAGTCCCCACAGTTCCCATATCAGCACCACCACCAAAACCACGTCTACCATCAGGGTTTACAACTCCACCCTTAATGTATAATTCTCTTGCTATTTGTGCTCTAGTTATCGACATTATTCTTCGTCCTTGTCAGATGATGCACCGAGAGCCGGTATCTTTGCTACTTTTATTTTTACCGATCTTGTTACATCTTCTTGTATAGTATCTGTTTCTGGGTTTGCGATATCATCCTCCGCTTCTTTATCAGAGTTATATTCGTAATTTGTTTTTTTGTTTCTTAAAACTATTTCGGCCTCACATTTGACGACTGGTACTTTCTTACCATCCACCTCTACGTATTCGACCGTTCCTTCTTCTATAAAAGACATATTAATTCCTATTTATTTGTAGCACAGAAAGAACAACATGTAACCTGTCCCCTGTGGCCGCTGTTGCTTTTAATATCTCAGCCTCTTGTATTATAAGGGGTTGTGATAATAACTCAACTGTTTGATTAGCAGAAATAGCCTTTGTTTTAAACAAACTAAACACTGATGCTCCTGCTGTTAATGTTAATGTTATGGTATCCGCATTACCAGAATCATCAGAAACCAGTATAGATTTTATTATACTAGTGGTAGCCGACGGTCCTGTATATACCGTTGTTTCACTGTTGGTAGTTAGATCTACCTTTGCATTTGTATATATATTAGCCACTTAAAAACCAAGAGAATCTCTCTTGCTCCTGTTTTATTTCATCTAGAAACGTTGAGTTTAATTGTTCTTTCATTAGTGTCAACGATCTATTTATTTGTTTTTGATTTGAAAAATCATATTGTTCTTTTGGTTCAGGTATTCTTACAGTTAACTTTGCCATTATCTTCTACCGTCCGGTTGTACATCTAATCTAAATGTGCCAAATCTCCATGACTCACTAGAGTTAACGTTTTCTATTTTTAAACTTACAAATCTACCTCTTGCTCTCGTATCTTTTTTTATTGTGTTAGCATTTACAGTAAATGGACTATATGTAGATGTTTTAGATGCTTGTTGTGGATATCGTTTTACATCAAGACTTATCTTAGAATTACCCTGCAATGTTTTAAAGTCTGGTATAAATCTTCTAACAGCAAGAAAAACCTCACCTGCAACTTTGGGTCCTGATGCTCTACCTTTTGCATCTCTTTGTCTTTGTTCTAGATCTATGTCATAAGACTCGATTGATGATGTAACAGTTGTCGTTGTACCATTTGGATTCACCTGATCTGTGCCAACCTCATGTTCGAAATAAGTTGTCTGACCTAGACCTGATTGTCCGACAATAACAGGAAATGTACCATTTGCGGTAGAATCATATTTTGTTGCATATGGATTTGGATAAGTAGTTGCATCCATCCATGATGTTCTGGCTTCTGTTCCTGTATACCAAACACCACCAGCTACACCTGGAGATTCACCAAAATTAAATACAACATATTTATCATTGTAATCTGAGCTAGAACTAGGATAGTACCATGTTATCTCTGTAAATAGATTGTTAAGACCTGCAGTTACCTGTTGTCCTTTTGTTGTATCAAAGTTATCAAATACAAAATCCTCAACAGTACAAGGTATTGATTTTACCGTACCATCGTAAAGAAAGAAACCTTTTGGACTCAACCAGAAAGCAGCACCGTCTATTTCTACAACAGCATTCTGCCCTATCAATCCACAGTTTGTACCAACCTGTTCTACAGCAAACGTAAAAGGCGATCCAATAAATTTCATTGTATACAATGCATTGTCTGTCCATATAAGAATAACTTCTTTCGCTTTTATAGCTCCAATAATCTTTGTGCCATCTTGTAGTCTTTGTGTTCCTGCTGTGTTTATTGCAGTTGGTGAATATGTATTTATATCTTCTTGATCCGAGAATCTTATAAACATATCGTCCTGTGAATCAGGTGTGCCTATGATTGTTTCTGTACCAAGATGAATCAAGTGTCTTGTTGTTGGTGATATAAGACTGACTCTTGTCTTTGTTGGATTGTTTGTTGTTTGAAAATTACTTGTTGTTGATGATGCACGTGTTGTTAGTCTCTGTGATATACCAGAGTTCCATGTAAATGTTTTACCATTTAATATTGTTGCAACTAATACCTCACCAAAATTACTTAGTGACCATAGTCCAGGTTCTAGTGTAACATCAGATGCAGCAGCTGCCTCACCCCAGTTACCATTACCATATGGGTCCATACCCCAACCATAACCATAAGTCTGTTCTCTTGGTCCTACTGGTTCGTATGGTTTTATACTTAGGCTACCGCCTGTCGATACAGTGCCACTTGCACTACTAGCTTGATTGATTGTAAATGTTCCTGTTGTTGGTACAGCTATAACCTGAAAGTTTTTATCTTCAAAGTCAGAGTTTGTAAAACCTGTACCACCAGGTAATGTTACAGAATCTAATTGTACTATATCTCCCACAGCTAATCCATGTGCAGCTTTTGTAATTGTGCAGGTCGGTGATCCGTTTGTCGTTGCTATAGTTGCGGATGTCAAAGTTGTTTTAAGAGGTGTAACGTCGTATAGTTGACCTTCAAAGTATATAAGTAAAAATTTATCTGTTCCAAGGGCCACGTACCGGTTACCGTCGTTATCTACGAATGCGTGCTGTTTCCTAGCAACACCGACTATTGTATCTGTGACTAGTGATGCCCACCCACCGACTTTTTCTGGTAGACCATATCTGAATCTTACGTTATCCGAATCAACCCAACGGTTTTCCGCACCAGCTTCTGTCTGTTGCTTGTCTATTCCAGGTTTGAATTTATACTCTACGAGAGCCATCAGTAGCTCCTATATTTTAGTTTTGTAAGCCCAGCCTCGTGTCGCATTAACAAACACCAAAGTAAACGCTGCGCCGTTTGTATTGACTGTTAGGTTAGAGGCTGCACCCAAAATATTAGAACCGTTTCTGCCGACAGTTAGATTGTTTGATGCAAAGAAATTTTTACTATCTATAAAATGTACTTCATCACCAACAGAAGGTGAAGCAGGTAGATTTATAGTTACTGTTGAAGAACTTGTGTCTACTAATACTTGGTCATCAGCAACAGCTGTATATGTTCCTGTTGTGGTTATGTAACCTTTTCTACGAAGACCTAGATTTATATTTGTGCCATCCGCATAAACCAAAGAAGTTGATGCTACAGGTAAACTCAATCCTGTTCCAGATGCTGTTTTGACTGTTAGTGTAAATCTGTTTGCAGATCTATTTGTTGCATCTTCAACAATATATACTCTCTCCACTGAATCAGGAACTGTTACAGTTCTGTTAGCAGCAAGTGTTCCTGTAAGTTTTAGATAAAGATTTTTACCATTTGATACAGCTCCATTAGAGATTGCTAATGTTTGATCAGCAGCTGCTACGTCTATAGATATGTATCCAGACGATGCCTGTTCTAATTGTTGTAGATTGGTGTTAGTTATAGTACCCCATGTACCTGACTTTTCACCTGTTGTTATTAATTCTAGTTTTAAATTACTCGAAAATGTTGATGCCATAATTCTCCTATGGGTTAAGCGGATCTATTGGGACCCACGTTTGCCCTGCGTTTGGATCTATTGGGTTCCAAGATACCACAGAAATAGTACCTATTGCAAGGTTAAATCTATTGCTAGATGGAGTAACTGCAGAACCAGTAGTAGTGTTTCCTACCGCTATATTTACTCTTTTACCATTGACCAGAACAGTTACATTCTGAATGCCGACGCCAGCAAAGGTTGTTGATGCGAAAGATGTTGCTCCAAAAAACATATTATATCTCCGTCCAAATCTGTGTTGCGTTAGTTGGGACTTGTTCCCACTGTCTAATAACTATATCAGATGTGCCTATTTCAAATCCTTCACCAGTCGGCAACGCTTTGGCTTTAGCAACCACTGTAACATTACCTGTTGATATATTAAACCTTTTACCTGATACGATTGCTGTTGCATTTGCTTTAGCGGTAGCGTTACCTAAAGCTACCTCAAAACCATTACCTGTAACAGTTAGATTACATTTACCTATAATTGTTACATCACCTGTCGCAAGATCTAAACCTTGCCCTGTTATAGGTGGTTTAGATTTACCTTTGGTAATTACTGTTCCAGTATCTATCTCAAAACCGTTACCAAAAATAGGCGGAGAGGCCGGTATCGATGCTGCAGCAGGTGTTATTGCTAATTCTAATCCATTACCACTTAATACCTCTTTGGCTTTTGCTATAATGGTTACATCACTGGTTCCGATATTTACTCGTTTACCAGTTACAGATACTTCTGCTTTACCAATTATAGTTGAGTTACCGATGCCAACATTTAGTTGCACACCTTGAAGACTTACAAATGCGTTAGGATTAAACCCTACATCTGAAAATGCAGCTGAGGCGAAGGGAGTTGCGCCAAAATACATGCGAGGCTACCTCGCGTTACAAGGGATGTTATTAGATCCAACTATTGATTGACCAAACGCCATGTAGATATAATCGTGTCCAGAATTATTTAAATCTGCTCCTGTATTTCTAATTTTAAAACCATTAGAATGTATATCTAACCATTGTGGATTAGATGTATCTTCAGCATTAACTAAACTTGGAAATAAAAAATAATTTGAAGGATTATATCCTATTCTTTTATTATCAAACATTTGCCAATTAGTTGATGTTGGATTACCACTAGAATATCTTTTAATTATAATAAATGAAGGTTTAAATCCTGTATAAACAAATGTTCCATCATTATTTTGATTACCAGCATAAGAACCAAACTTGCTGTAACCTTGTTTTTCTGCGAAACAGTAGGCTATGTAATCCGAATTATTTGTATTAACTCCTAAAGCATTTCCTATTGAGAATACAGAAGATGTAGGTGCTGTATCATTAAAAATATTTGTAGCTGTTTGTGCAGTATCACCTGTACTCAATGTTAAATACTTTGACCAATTAGTAGATAAAGAATTATGACCAACTATCCAATTATAAGTTGTTCCTAAACCTTTTATAATAATCATTTTTGGTGTTACCCCTAAACCATGACCTATTGTTGCACCAGATGTTGCATTACCTGTATATTTTGATATTGAAAATCCTGCTGTCGTATTAACAGAAGTGTAAGTAGTGTTTATTGAGCCATCTGTATTTGATGAACCTTGACCACCACCTGCTTTCCAGCTCCAGCCTACAAAATTTCTTGAACCTCCATTTGTATCTGTTTCTGAACCTACTGTAAAACCATCAGTTCCAAATGCTGTAACTCCGGGAACTGTATCTTCTGCTGGAGTATCATTTGGTACTATTCTTTTTTGAACACCTCTAACAACATCATACATATTATGTTTTCTAGTATCTGTTCTACTCTTAATCCAAACCATATCGGTTTGATGACCAACACCTGTTAATGCTTGTGATGAGCCATTACCTGACCAAAGTTTAGTATTAAAATAATCTGTAGATTTATTAATTGTTGTGTATGCCATTATGTATTTAATCCTTTTGTTGATAACGCAGTATAGCCTGTTGGGACATCAAATTCAAATATTCCATTATTACTTGCATTAGTTCCTGCACTAGATACTGCTGTTGTTCCGAAGTAGCCATTGCCAAAATTTGCTCTATAAGCACTATTATAAAGTTGAAGCCCCATAGCATAAGTTTTATTAGCAGTTATGGAAATTGCACCTGTACCTGTAGAACCAGATGTAGGGTCTCCTGAATCAAACCAAGCATCATTATTTTTTCTAAAATATAATTTACTATTATCTAAATCCAAAGCTATACAAATTACATCATTAGTTGTCCAACCACTTCCATAAGATGAAGCAGAACCACTAACATATTTATCTCCATTATCACTTCTTATTCCAAAACAATTAGCCATATCAGATAAAAGAGGATAACCAGTTATTTTTTGTGCGTAGGCATCTATATCCCAAATTCCAATATAAGCATAATCTGTTCCATAATCATTTGATTTTTTAATCTCTAAATAATATTTTCCAGATGATGCAGCTAAAGTTGATTGAGCAATTCTCCATTGAGCAGAATTTATCCAAGCATCTGTATTTCCTGCATCAAGAGTAGGTACTAAAGCACCCTGATTTGAATGTACTCCGATTAAACGATTAAATGTAGCAAAATTATTACTTGGATTATCTTCTGTTTTTGTGAGTGTACCACCCCCAACTGTAAGGTTATTACCTTCACCAGATTGGTCTGTTACTGAATTACCATCTTTTAAAATAAAGAAACCATGATTACCATAAGTTACACTAGGAGAAGTATTTATTTTCCATTCTCCAGTTGTACTATCTGTTGAACCGAATGTTGATGCTGTATATTGAGTACCATCAATTAAATGAAAATGTGACATTGAACCATCAAAAAAATTACCAGAACCTTGTTGAGCACCAATATAAATAGGTTGACTATCTTCTGTTAAAAAACTTAAACTATTTTGAGTAAAATGTGTTTCTGTTGAAAAAGAAGTTTCTTCTACTCCATTAACATACAATCTACATCTATCTCCTGCTGTTGCTAATGTTGTATCTATTGCAATTACTATATGATACCAAGCATTAAAAATAAAATCTTCTTCATCTGTTTTTGCTCTTTTTAGCCATACAGATAAAGTTCCTTTGTATCTACTTGTGTTTCCACTTCCTGGTGTTCTTGTTAAATATGTGCTGGCCATGGTTAATTAAACTGTCCTCCTCCCGACGCTCCGTGAGATATTGTAATTGTAAACTGACGGTCTGCTGTTTGAGCCTGTGCATCTGTTGCTCGTATAGTAAATGTATACGTTGTTGTTTGCGTTGATCCTGACTCAGTACCAGTAATTGCACCCGTACTTGTGTTTAAACTTGCACCACCTGGAAGTGCTCCAGATTGTAATCCAAAAGTTGTAGCATTTGTAGCCGCTACTGTAAAGTTGATAGTTCCGCCATTTGAAACTGTTCCTAAACTGCCTGCCGCAGTCGTCCACGCAGGTGCATCGGATACGGTTAGTAAAGCTGTTCCTGATCTAGTTGCAATACCATCGTTATTTTCTAGTCTTAAAAAATATGTGCCATCAACAGATATTGTAAATGTTGCAACAACTGTTGTTGCATTTGTAAATGAAACTGAGTCTGCAGTTATAATTGCACCTGTAGATGCATTGATCGCATCAACAAAAGGTGGTGTTGAACTGTCTTTGAAATTTGTACCTGTAATTGTTA